AAATCGTCCGCTCCTCTAGCGCCAAAGCGGAAACGACACGGCGCTGTACTTCCGGCAGCGTCATCAACGCGCGCTGCACGTCGCGCCTCAGGTCAACGGTAGCAAGCTCGCGATCTTCGCGGCCGAGAACGCTTGGCTGCTCCGGCTGCGCCAGATCCGCGACATGATCGTGCTCCGCGTCGTCGGCGACGAAGATGGCATCTAACGTCGAGATCGTGCGATTCCTGGTCACGTCCCGTCGGAACAGGTCGATCGCGTTGAACCTCACGGCCGTGGTCAGCCACGTCTTGACAGTTGCCGGCCCGTCTTCGTCGAAGTCCTCGCAGTCCTGGATGCACTCCACGATCGCGCCCTGCACGGCCTCGCGCGCACGATCAACGTCACGCGTCAGGCGCAGGGCCGTGTTAACAAGGTAATCGTAGTTCGTCTTGATATGCTGCTCGAGATTCGCCTGCCTCATGGTCACCGGCCTTTCTAGCGCGCCACGCGCTCTTTGAGTTCACGCTCATGCGCCCTCTCTTTTCTCTTCTGCTCGAAAAACTCAGCCTTCTTTTTTTCTCGCTCTTCTGCCGCCCGACCAGGCCACGTCCCGTGCCTGCGACATCCGGCGTACTCCTCTGGCGTCTCCCTTGAGATCTCCGGCACCTCCACGCCGCAGATCCTGCAGCGCACGTAGCCCCGCGGCCCGTGTCGTTGTTGTTTCTTCGCCATAGCAGCCTCCCTTCTAAAAAAGGTTAATCGCGTCGAGTTAGCGCACTGTACCGTACTGTACATGCCATTGTCAAGACAAAAATTGTGCGGCCGTGTATCTATGTCTTTTTTGGGGGTTGCGCGGTCCGTGCTTTACAATGCCGTACGTTCCATGATAGCATACGCACTCGGCGGACAGGCTGCTCCATCGCCGGGAGGTGACACCATGGTTAAGCGCAGGTACATCGGCGAACGTCGCCGCGATAATCCTGTCTCGGTGTACTTCAATCCAGACGTCATGCGAAAGCTCGTCAATTACGTGGAGGACCACCCGCACATCGAATCCGTGAGCCGTCTCGTGGAGACGCTCACTGACATGGGCATCGATCGCCTGCGGCAGTACGCGGAAGCCGGCCGTGGGCTGCAGCGCGTGCTCGAGGCAGACCAGATTGGGCGGGATAAACAACGGGTTAGGCGCGTAAAAAGATCGTGAAAAACCAGCGCGTGGCGCGAGTAATTAACTGTGAGGTGCCGACTATATGCCGTCAGACGATTTTGATTCTCGCCAGCCCTTGGTTCCTCCTGGTACGCCGGTCGTCCTGAAAATTGCAGTCCTGCAGCCGTACGGCGTAGACACGAAGCTGGCCCTGCCGGTCGAGCCGCTGTATGACATCGGCGTGGTTGCCGATCTCATCCCCTGCACCGAGCCGGCCCTGCGCTCTATTCTATATCGCTGGAAAAAGCACTTCCTTCCGCGGTACCGACTCGACGGCCAGCGCCGACGACGACGGCTCCTGTCCGCCGATGAGGTTAAGTTCATCCGACTAAAGATCCTGCGCGGACCAGGCAAAGAGCACTACACACACATCCCTTAATTCCGGCAGCGCACTCCTCGGTGAGGGGTGGATAGGCCTGGGTCGCTCATGGAGCCTGGCCCTGTCGCTGGCTCGCGTCCATGACACAGCGAGCAGCCTGCAGTCTCACTGCACTGCCGTGCCGTCTAGCATTTTAGGTCGTGCGTCGATTCGCCGCGACGGTTGTGGCGACGTTGCGCGATCAATTGTGTGACGACGGCTGATCTGCCCCCGCATGGTTTCGATCATGCAGCGCCCCTCGAGGATCTCATGTACGATGATGCGCCTCGCGATGCACGACACGGATGCGTGGGCGTGCGTCATGAAAAGTACGAAGATTTATTTTTTTATGACCCGGCTGTAGCTCGGCCCGGAAGGGTTTGTGGACGGCGTGCAATCGCGGAGCGCGAGCCCGACATGGGTGCAGGAAGGTGAGTGCGAGCGATCGTCCACGCATTGTCAACCCAACGTCCAGACAATTGTCAAAGGCTGTTGACTGCCTTCCACTCCCATGCCATGGCCCCGTTATGACATGACATGACATGTTAAGAGAAGAGAATGAGAAGAATAAGAGAAGAATAAGAGAAGAGAAGAGAAGACATATCGCTGGTGCAACTTGCTAGCATGTTTTATTGCGGGTTTAGGTCGTGAATTCACACGACACCGAAAGACTGTATGATTATTGAACCTACGGCCGGCCAGGTCGCGCCGTCGACCGGACGGCACGTGCCTGCACAGAAGTTAAGCCAAGAAAGGTTCCTGGGAATTACACGAGCCGAGCTGCGCGATCGGCTGCTCAAGTCAGCGGGGATCGACGACCCGGAGCGCGTCAGGCTGCTCAGGCTGGCCATCGACAAGTACGTCGAAAAGCTCGAGGCGAAGAAGGCCGGCACGGTCGTTTACCGGGACGGCGAGCCCGAGATCGTCGAGTATGCCGACCACTTGGCCCAGCTAAGGGCTGCTGACGCCCTGACAAACCTCGTGGATGCGCTGCCTTCCAAGGAATCTTCGTCTCAGAATTCTAAACTGATAGTGGAGATCGTGCTGCCCGATTGGGCCAAGCCGGTCGAGGTGGTGACTAATCAAGAATCAGTTATTGGCGGCGAAGTCGTTGATATTGCTGAACAATAGACCCACCTGCTACCAGCCTGCTACCAGCCTGCTACAGAGCATGGCCTCCTCTCGGCCTCCTTGGGACGAGCGTATGATCCCTCCGAAGTCGTTGTATTTTATTGAAGACTTGGAAGGGGCAGACGATTATTCAGACCCCCTTAACCCCCCGGCACCCCATAAAAGTCAACAGCGCGCACGCCGCGTGGGAATCCATTCTGTCGGCTACCAATTTTTTGAAACTATCCCCGGTCCTGTACGGCACGGTACATCCCCAGAACAGGCCCTAGTTCGCACAGGTTTGCCATAGGACGTGCGATCGCCCACGAGCCCAGGGCGGCCAGCCACTTTCAGTGAGCGGCCCCGCTTCAACGACCATTGAAAATAGACCGTGAAATCTTCCGGCCTCGTACGAGTAATTACATGAGCGATATCGCGATCCCCCTCCAGGTTAAGTTCCGGTATAAGCCAAGGCCTTACCAGCGCGACTTCCTGCAGGCCATGGCGCGCGGCATCAAGCGCGCGGTCCTGGTCTGGCACCGCAGAGCCGGCAAGGATCTCACCGTGCTCCAATGGCTGGTCATCGCGGCCCTGAAGCGTGTCGGCACCTACTATTACTTTTTTCCGACATTCAACCAGGGACGGAAAGTGCTGTGGGACGGCATGGACCGGGAAGGCGTGAAGTTCCTTAACTACATCCCCGCCGAGATCGTCGCCGACAAAAACGAAACCGAGATGCAGATCACGTTGAAGAACGGATCGATCATTCAGGTCGTGGGATCCGACAAGATCGACAACATCGTCGGCACGAATCCCGTCGGCTGCGTGTTCTCTGAATTCTCCATTCAGAACCCTCGCGGCTGGAACCTGGTCTCGCCGATCCTGACCGAGAACTTGGGGTGGGCGGTGTTTGTGTTCACCCCTCGCGGCAAAAACCACGGCCATGACATTTACGAAGTGGCGCTCAAGAAGATGCGCGAGGGCGCGTCATGGTTTGCACAGCTCCTCACCGTGAGCGACACGCGGCGTGACGACGGCTCGCCGGTCGTGACGGCCTCCGACATTCAAGAGGAGGTCGATCGCGGCATGGACGAGGATCTCGTTCAGCAGGAATACTTCTGCTCCTTCTCCGGCTCACAGCAGGGCTCCTATTACGGCCAGCAGATTGTCAAGCTAAGAAACGAGGGCCACGTCTGCAAGGTCGACTGGATTCCCGCGCTGCCCGTGTTCGTCTCCTGGGATCTCGGGTTCGGCGATGCAAACGCGCTGTGGTTCGCACAGCTTCCCCAGCCGCAGCGTGTGAACGTCATCGATTTCTACTTAGCGAGCGGACAAGGCTTACCGCACTATGCAAAAATCTGCAAAGAGAAGCCATACGTCTACGCTCGCCACTTTCTCCCGCACGACATTCGACAGCACGAACTGTCCTCCGGCCTGACGCGCGAGGAAACCTTTCGCGATCTCGCAGTCGGCCCGTACACGGTCCTGAAGAAGGTGCCGGTCAAGGAGGGCATCGACGCGAGCCGCAAGATCCTGCCGCTGTGCTACTTCGACGACGAGAAGTGCGATCGCAAGAAATGGACGCACGGGAAAGATCAGAGGCACTCCGGCCTCGACGCGCTGCTAGATTATCATAAGGAGTACGACGACGAGCGCTACTGTTTCAAGGACACGCCCGAGCATAACTGGTCGAGCAACCCTGCCGACTCCTTCCGGTATCTCGCCCTCGGCGTGCGACTAGACGGCGAACAATCGCGCCGGCAACTCACGGCCGAGAACGACTACGCGGTCTTCGGCAAGCGCGAGGTGCGGTTCAGTGACAACTCCGACAACCCCGACAACCCCATCGCCGAATCCGACTACAGCATCTTCGGACGGTAAGCCGCCCTATCACGCCGGGGTGTACGAATACGTGCCGGGCCTGCGGCTGATTGTGCATTTCGAATGCGAGCCGACATGTAGGGGACGACCCGCGCTCGAGTATTGCCGGCGCGGCCTGCAGATGGTGTTCGACAACTACGACGTCGAGGCGGTCTATGCCGCCACGTACCTGCGCCATGCGGCCATGTTCATGGCCTGGCTCGGGTTCGAACGAGTCGCCAAGCTTCCGCGCTTCACGGTAGAGTGCGGACAGATTAGGGACGTATACATATACCGACTCACGAGAAAAAAATGGACCCAGTCACATCGATACCCAGGCGCAGCCGTTGCAACAGCCTGCCCACGTGGAGATGCCCATGACACCAGCAGAATGGGCTTTGATAGCCAAGGTAGCCATAACAGCCGCGGCAGCAACGACGACGGCGGTACAAATACACCAGGCGGTCAATGCGGGGGACGAAGATAAACCACCCGCGCCTCCCGAGCCTGAACCGCTGCCGGACCCCAAAACTCCGGCTCAGGAAATCGTTGAAAAGGTCGCGCCAAAGACCGCCGAGTCGATAAAAGATCTGCTGCCAGATTCGATTAAGCAAGCGCGCGCTCGCGTCCTCAGGACGAGCCAGCGCGGCGTTGAAGGGCTGGCCACCACGGCCAAACCGGTACTCGGGTCACAACCGGCACTCGGCTCGATGCCGACCCCGCTCGGCGGATTCGCATCATACTTAGGTCGCTAATGCCAGCCAAATCAGATCAGATCCACAAGCGCTACAAAACCATGCGAGAGGCTCGTCGGAACTGGGACAACCTCTGGCAGGAGCAAGCCGACTACATCATGCCGAAGCGCTCGAACATTACGGTTCGCAGGGCTGACGGCGCGAAGCAGACCGAGAAGCTGTTTGACTCTACGGCGATCAAGGCGAACCGTGATCTCTCTGCGTTCATCTCCTCCGCGATGACGTCGCCGGTCGTGCGCTGGTTCTCGCTCAAGATGGCCGATCCGTTCCTGAATGAAATTCAAGACGTGCGCGAGTGGCTCGACGGGTGCGCGAACATTCTCTACGGACTGTTCCAGGCATCGAATTTCAACACCGAGGTGCTCGAGTTCTACCAAGACCTCGGCGCATTCGGCACCGGCAACATGCTCTTCGAGGAAGCACCGCTCAAGCGCGGATGGTTCGGCGGATTCCAGTTCCGGTCGATTCCAGTCGGCTGCTACTGTATCTCCGAGAACGCCAGCGGCCGCGTCGACGTCTGCTATACATACCTTCCCATGACGCTGGATGCAGCGGCTCGCGAGTGGGGCCTCAAGGCCTTGTCCGAGGACTCGCAGCGCAAGCACGAGAAGAATCCCTACGAGAACATAAATATCCTCCATGCGGTCGAACCGCGTGAGGGCGTGCCTGGATACACTTCCGGCCGCAAGCCGTTCATGTCCTGCTATGTCGAGATCATCAACGATAACCGCACAAAAAAGATCGAGGAGGGCGGGTTTGACGAGTTCCCGTTCATGGTCACGCGCTGGTCAAAGACGTCCGGCGAACAGTACGGACGCGGACCTGGCGACATTGCCCTGCCTGACATCAAGACGCTGAATAAAGCCGATGAGTTGACGCTCAAGGCCTGGCAGAAGGCGATCGATCCTCCGATGACCGCCCTGGACGATGGCATCGTCGGCCGTATCAGTTTCGTGCCGAGCGCGATCAATATCGTGCGCGAGAAAGACGCGCTGCAGCCGATCGGGTTCGGGCATAAATTCGAGGTGAACGCCGCGCTGACCGAGCAGCGCCGGCAGAGCATTCGATCGATCTTCTTTTCCGATCAGCTACAGCTTCCCGACAAGACCATCATCACCGCCACCGAGGTGGAGCGCCGGCTCGAGTTAATGCGAGAGGTGCTCGGGCCGGCATTCGGCAGTCTCGAGTTTGACTTCCTCGGTCCTATGGTGGACCGCGCATTCGGCATCGCCTTCCGCAACGGCAAGCTGCCGATGCCTCCCGCGCAGGTCTACGAAGCCGGCCAGAACGGCGGTCCCGTTGATATAGACGTCGAGTATGAAGGCCCACTCGCTCGCGCACAGCGCTCGGGCGACGTGACGGCGATCAGCAAGACGATGTCCCTGGCTGCGTCTGTGGTGGGGGTGTCGAGGGACGCCTCGGCGCTGGACGTGCTGGACACGGATGAGATGATTCGACACGGCGCAAACATCTCGGGCTTGCCGGCTAAGATGATACGGTCGAAAGATAAAGTGCAGGAGATCCGCGATACCCGCACGCAGGCGCAGATGGAGATGGTCGAGAAAAACAAGCTCGCCCAGGCTGCACAGACCACGAAAACAATCAGCGCTGCAACGAAGGATTTTGCGGCAGCGCAAGAAATGGCCGGAGAGCCGGCAGGAGTGTAATGGACACGCGCACGCCAGGACAGATTCTGCGTGAGCGCGCGGAGTTGATGCGCGCATACAAGCAGACCCTTGGGACCACGTCGGGCAAGCGAGTGCTCGCCGATCTGATTGCACGATTCAGCGAGCGTACATCGTTCGATCCAGTCAATCCCTATGTCACCTCCGAGAAGGAGGGCGAGCGCAAAGTTGTGTTGTATATGAACAGCCAAATTCACGGAGATCCTGCCGCCCTAGAGCAGGACATTCAGGATGAGGAGAAGTGATGCCAGAGCCAGGTCAAGCGCCAGCCCCTGACAGTCAGCAGCCCAACCCCAACCCGACAGACACCCCACAGGCGGTCAATTGGCAGGATCATATTCCGGCCGACCTGAGAGGTGAAAGCTTTTTTCAGGGTTTCAAGGACAAGCCCCTCGGTGAAGTCCTGAAGTCGGCCAACGAAGCACACAAGCTCGTTGGCGCGTCGATCAGGCTCCCCGGCGAGAAAGACAAGCCGGAAGAGCGGAAAGCGAAAATGGACGGCATCTACGGCAAGCTCGGTCGTCCCGAGAAGCCGGAAGGCTACGACGCCAAGATGCGGATGCCGGAGTACATCAAGCCGAATCTAGAGTTTGAGAAGTCGCTGCGCGATCACTCGCACAGCCTCGGGCTCTCGAAAGATCAGCACAGGGGCATAGTCGAGCACCTCTCGAAATTCATGACCGATAATGTACCCGACCCGAAGAAGGCAGCAGACGATGGCGTCCGCGCGCTGATGGATGCGTGGGGAGATGCAGCGTTCGATCGCAACTACGGCCTGGCGATGAAGACGATCGCGCACTTCGGTGGCGCGAAGCTGCAGGAGAAGATCGCAAACAGCGGCCTCGCCAACGATCCCGAAGTCATTCAACTCTTTTATAAGTTCGGCAGGGAGCTGCAGGAGTCTGGCGTCGTCAACCTTCCGCCCGATAACGCCGGCTCCAAGGAAGAGATCCTGGCGAAGATTAACGCCGTCCTCAGAGATACTAAAGATTTATACTGGTCAAACCCTGGCACGACCGGGCGCGATGAGCGCATCCGGGAAGTGCAGGCCTGGTACCAGTTAATGAACTGAGCGAGACAACCGATCCGGCCTCGCTGATTGCGGACAATTCCGCACGACAAGGTGCGCTCGTTAGCGTGCAAGGTCGGGTCTCGTCGGAGACAACCCGCCGCCACAATTTTGTTGTTCCCGCCACTTTTTAGGTAGGTATAGCCACCATGGCAAACTCTGTCACAACTTCATTTGTTCAGCAGTATAAGAACAATCTTATCATGCTGTATCAACAGAAGGCTTCGAAGCTTCGCGAGACCGGCCGGATCGAAATGGTCACGGGCAAGCAGGCCTTCTTCGAGAGACTGGCTGCTAGCGAGGCGCTGCAGAAAACGTCGCGTCACTCCGAGCAGGACATCGTCGACTCGCTCCACACTCGTCGGATGGTCACTCTGGCCGACTACTACTGGAACGATTACATCGACAAGGAAGATCGGCTGAAGATGCTGATCGATCCGCAGAGCCCGTACGCGCAGAACGCGGCGTCGGCGCTCGGCCGGAAGCTCGACGACGTCATCTACGATGCGCTTCGCGGCAGTGCATACAGCGGCGAGACTGGAACCACGACCGTGACGCTTCCGTCCGCCCAGAAGATCGCACACGGTTCAGCCGGCATGACGCTGGCCAAGATCCTGCAGGCCCATCGAATGCTTAATGCGGCCGAGGTTCCGATGGATAATCGGTACTTCGTGATCGAGTCGAACGGGCTCGAGGATTTGCTCGGCGTGTCTCAGTTGACCAGCGCGGACTTCAACGCGGTTCGGTTGCTGACCACGGGCGAGATCAATTCGTTCATGGGCTTCCGGTGGGTCGTCTACAACTTCGCGGCCGAATCCAACGTGTACTACGGCCTGGCGTTCCACAGGGACAGCCTGGGCGTGGCGCTGGCGCAGGACGTGCAGGTTGAGATCGATCGTCTGCCGACCAAGCACTACCTCACCCAGGTATATGCGTCGACGTCCATAGGGGCCACTCGCGTGATGGAAGAGGGTGTGGTCGAGGTTGCGTACCAATAAGGTACGCACAGTAACCTGAATTGCGGAGGGCTGCTCGTCCTCCGCTTTAACTTGGGAGAAATCATTCAATGGCAGTCACAACCGAGAAATCCACTCAGGTGACGAACCAGGACGCCACTCCTGCGGTGATGAATCCGTACTTCGAGGATGGCGCATCCGTTCGGTATCTGTATTTCAAACACACGCAAGGCTCTTCGGCCGGAGACGATGGCAGTTCGGCCATCCTGACCCGCATCCCTGCAGGCCAGGGCCACATTCTGAAACAGCTTTCGTTCTGCCGGTTCACGGCGTTTGGCACCTCCCGAACGCTGGACATCGGGCTGGCGGCGTACACTGAGCGGGACAGCGATTCCGTGTCGGCTCAGACTGACGTCCTCGAAGACGGGCGCGACATTTCCAGTGCCAACGCGAAAGGCGTTGCGCTCGGCACGGGAACGAACGCGGCGTCGGCCTTGCTGCTCACCTACGACAGCAAAGCTCCGATCGACGTGAAGGCAATCGTGGCCGGAGGCACCTGGCCGGCAGGGGCGGTGCTCGAGGGCTGGATCGCCTGCGTTCCGAACAAGGGCTAGGGCGATATATGGGGGGCTCAGTGATCCTGGGCTCCCCATTCTCTTTAGGGAAAGAACATGGCCACAGTCACGGAAGTTTCTATTTGCAGCAACGCCCTCGCCAAGCTCGGCGAGGATGCGATCACCGCGCTGACCGACAATACCGTACGCGCCAGGCTGTGCAATCGGCTGTACGAACCGACCCGCGATGCCGTACTGCGCGACCACATTTGGAATTTTGCGCTCAAGCGACAAGAGCTCGCGCAGGACTCGGATGAACCCGCCTGGGGCTACAGCTACTCGTACACGCTTCCGTCCGATTGTCTCCGCGTGATCAAAACCGATCTCGACGAAGACAAGCTCGAATGGAAGGTGGAGGGCCGTGCCATTCTCACGGACGAATCGTCCTGCTCCATTCTCTTCGTCAAGCGCGAAACCGATCCGCAGCAGTTTGACGTGCTGTTCACCGACTGCCTGCAGGCTCGACTGGCCTTCGAACTGTGCCATGGCATCACCGGCAAGCAGAGCCTCGCCGCGGAGAAGTGGCAGGAATACAACGACAAGCTGAGGCGCGCCAAGGGCGTGGATGGACAGGAAGGCACGACGGAAATCATCGAATCCAGCGAACTGTCCGACGCGCGCACATAACGACTGTACGGTACGCTACGATGTCGACCTATCCGATCCAGAACAACTTCACGTCGGGGGAGATAAGCCCCCGCCTGTCGTCTCGCGTCGACTTCGAGAAGCGGAACCACGGGTGCGAGACGCTCGAGAACCTGCTCCCACTGCCGCACGGTGGCGTGACGCGCCGGCCAGGGCTGCGCTTTGTC